TAAGCTGTTTTGCCGTGGGTATAGCCCTGCTCTGCGGGGACTGCTCAAGCGCTTTGGTCAGACAGGCCGGTGCCTGGCCGACTTTGAGGTATGCCTCTGCCAGACGGGCAATCAGGTCCCAATACCCGGCTTCCACGAACCTGTTGACGTAGTTGGTCAGGTCGTAAATGGCCCGGTCGGCCTTTTCCGTGACTTGGTAAATCTTGGTGACCTTCACATTGCACTGAATCAGATCAGTCACGGCGTCCTCAATGTCGCGGACAAACTCGAGGTGCTGCTGCGTCGGGGTTTTCATTTGGCACGTTTCCTCAAAAAAGGCGGGAAACGAACCGATTCCCGACCGATAGGCTTGTGATTGCTTTGGTTAATTAACAAATTTCAGTCCGGACATTAGATCCCTGGGGAAAAAACGTCAATCCAGATTCAAAGACCGTTGCAGACGGTGAGCGGCAAGACGCCGAACGGCGTCGATAGCTCAGCGGAACGTCTTTCAATCAACGCGATTGACTACGAAATCCCGGAATAGATCCTCGAATACCCCATCGTAAACATTCACCAAACCTTTCAACGACGACCGACGCTTACCCAGTTCTTCGGAGAGCAGCTGGCGATCGCTAAGGCCATGCCTTGAGAGGAATGCTGCTGCGGCCTTATTGGCGATCGTATGGGAATACTGGCCGTTGTTCGCGCGCTTGAATATCCAATCGTGGGCAACGCAGAAAGTGACCGCTTCCGAAATCCCGCTGTCTTTTCCAAGATCGGTTGGTTTGGCGTCGGTCGTCGTTGAGGGGTTATTTTTTTGTTTTTCCAGCAGCGACTCGATATCAACCAGCTTTTGCCAAATCTGTGTCAATGTGACGGTAAACGTAGCTTGTGAATCCATAAAAAACCTCATTTCACGTGTGATGATAACACCCTAAGAAAAATTAAATAGTTCGCTGATATCATGTACTTGCAATTCATGGATCAGAATTTTCCTGTTTTTTGGACGACTTTTTAAAAACCTTGAAACCTTTATATACCAACGGATGCAGAGTTTTGGTAGGAGTATTATGATCATCAACGCGGCTTGCAGCGCGCGTTTCGTTTGCATCGATTGCCGTAAATAGCATTCCGTAGAATGCCTGTTTAGTTTCTGAACAAAAAAACCAAGCGATGGGATCGCGTGCGCTGAAAAATAAATGCGCCGTAATCGACCTGAGGAGAGGACAAAAGCCCTTGATACATAGATGTCTTAAGAAGGGTAAAAATGAGGCCTTGGTGCGCGCGGCTTTCACCGCATATGGCGGAGGGGATTTCCACCTCGGTCGAGGAGGATTTCCACCTCGCCTTTATGGCCGAAAAAATAGCACGATCTGGCAATGGGTAAAAAAAAAGACCGGCCTCTGACAAGACCGGACTTCACATATATCGGAACATCCGTTAAGAAAATGTCCCTGACCAAAAAATAATCAGTAACTCTCGGAGCGGTCTATAGCATGGCATCCAGCACATCGCACCAAAAAAATAATATTCAGCCGATCCCTATTTTTTATCGACCAAACCCTTACCTGTTCGTCATTCTACCGTTAGTGCTCAAGCCGACTGAAATGTCCATATTCATGGAGATGATTTTCAAAATGGACATGGGCAACTGCTTTGAGGTTGAAGACGCTTCCGTGAGTCAATTTATCCAGGAACGTTTCAAAATCGATAAAAGCGAAGTGAATAAGCATCTTAAGCGTCTCGCAGAATTAAACCTGATAATTTTTATCGACGTAAAAACTCGTAGGGCCTGTCGGATAAACCCTGCAGTGGCAAATAGGGCGAAATATTTATCTGGAATATGGGAGTTTGAGAGTATAGAACTCGAAACTGAATTGAGGGAAGCTTATTCAAAATGGGCATCAGCAAGGGGTTTGACGGATACCCGTCTGCCAAATCTGCTATCGGTGAAAAGACTTAGCGCCGCGATATCCGCAAAACGTCGACATGAAAATAGTAACGACAATAGCGAAATAAAATCCCTCAAAGACCAGATACAGAACATGATTGAAGCACACGCTAGGGAATCCGAAAAATGGATTGGGGAACAAAAGGAGAGAGAGATGCAATTCCAAGCATTGAAAGAAGAAATGCAGCTGGGCAATGAAAAACTGCGACAGGAAATGCAACAACTGACGGCGGATATTAGAAAGACAATGGACGAAGTTCTTTCGGAATTGCGGAAGCACGACCCGATGGCTGCAGACAATTTCAAAAATCGCCATCTTGAGTTGGTCAAGGATTGACATGAACGCGAAAACGAAAAACAAAATCCAGCAGGAAGCTTTGAAACTATGGCCCGAATGCCCGAAGGAGCATTTGGATGAAAGTTTCTATTTCAAGAATGAACCAACCGCCGAGCGAATTGTTGGGATAGGAAAATTTGCCGACGAAGTTGGGACTTCATGGTTAAATGCTAATGCATATCAAAGATTGCTGGCAAGGATTGAATACAACTATGAATTGGCTCTAAGCAGATTTCCTGGGGAAGCCATGGAAAATATTCTCTGCGAAATTCACTTGGATTTCATGAGATCCATCCAGTTTGCTTCTAGTTGGCAGAACCCTCAACTCCCAATGCAAACAATCTGCCAATCCGTGGATATTTTTGAAAATGCCTATATACGCAGGGATGAAGCACTGACTCAAATGTATGGGGAGGATCACTTTTTTATTGACGACGGGAGATCTGTGTCGCAATACCTGAATGAATTGCAGGACAAATCATGACCATCAAAACCGACGCCAGAGTCGAAATCGTATATGATCCAAAAACGAAACGGATCCGCGCCCGACACGAAAAGGCCTGGGTCCGTTTTCCTAAAAAGCTGAGACAGCACGGCAATACGTATGTCGTTCAGGAATTGCGGACGGGCAGGGCCGGGTCATGGCTTGCTTGCGGTCGGATCACCAATGCTGGGATGGGGAAATGAATGGAAACTATCGCCCGCTGGCTAGTGAAAAAATACAATCGGAACCAAACAACTTTCTGCTATTGCCCTGGTTGCGGATTGGAACTGTGCAACACAGAATCCTGGTTTGCAGATCCGAAATCTGATCTTGTGAGATATCAGTGCATTCAGTGTGGCACAAAAAGCGCCTGGCTTTTCGACGTCCCCGTTCCGATCTTGGTTGAGGGAATGAGAAAACCGAGGAGCCCTAAAACCTAAACCCCGCTCCCCGCCTGCTTTTGCTGGATTTTGCCTAAAAATTAGGCTATAGTTCCCTCATCAATTTTTGATTGAGGGAAACCCAAATGGACAGCATCGATCAATCCCCCGAGCCGCCAGAGCGGACCATCGTCAAACCAAAAACACTGAATGAACTTTTGCAGGCCCTGTGCCTGGCCGATGAGGCCATGCTGGAAGTCAATCTTGACGACGTCCCCGATCTTTTAGAGCAGGGGAAAGTCAAAATTGATTCCTACAAGTATCTCATGGATCGCATGGAAACTATCTCCGATGAATTGAAGCGCAAGGAAAACGAATATAAGACCGCGCGAAAGACTATTGATAACCAGCGCGAAAGGCTGGAATCACACCTGATGTTCGCAATGGAAAACAATGGATTTGAGAAATTCGTCGGCCATCAGTATAAGGTCCGAATGCAATACTCTGAATACGTCGACCTGAAGCTGTCTGAACCTGCTGCCCACCACAGCATTCACTTCCACGATCTCATCAAGACGACTTATGAATGGAAAAAAACAGACATCAAACGCATATTGAAATCGGCCCCGGAGTCGGAAACTGACAAGGCCATGGCTGAAAAAGTGCGGGAGTTCGCTTCAATTGCAAAAAGACCGGGCATACGGTTTTCAGTTTTAAAGGATATATGAACAATGCAGACAAATATGATTCGCAGCAGCGCCAGTGCAGCAGCAGCGCCACAGAGATCGAGTTCGCCATTCGGTTCCATGGCTGAAATACAAGCCACCAGGGATGAAATCAAACTGATTGCCGAAGTCTATGGTATGGACGAAAGGGAAACGCGGCACCTTCAAAGGGCTTATTTCCTTTCAACTGTTCAGAGCGGACTGGTCCCCGATGCATTCAAGGGCGACATTCGGTCGATCTATATCATGTCGTTCAAGGCCGAACGGATGGGAATCGGCCTGCCCGAGGTCCTGCAAGGCGGCTATTTCGTCCACGGCCGACACGGTTGGTATGCAGAGTTCATGATTTCCCGTGTGCTTGAACTGAAAATTTTCACGAAAATTGACTACGTGAAAACTGGATCCATTGAAGATGGAACCCGAACCTGCATAGCAGTGGGGACAAGGCCAGACGGTTCGACAGCTGAGGGAAGCGAAGTCAGCCTTGCCATGGCAAAAAAGGAAGGCTGGACAGAAAAAAAGGGAAGCAAATGGGTGACGATGCCAGACTATATGCTGGAAAAGCGCGCTGCGACATTCCTTATCCGAGCGACCGGTGCTCATGCATTCGGCGGTTCCAGCGACACAGTCGACGAAATTAAGGAACAGGCTGAAAAGGGGACGGTCCTTGACGTGACGCCGCCCGCCGATGCAAGGCTGGCTATGCAGGACATTGCGCGATCAGAGGAAAAAAAGGCACAAGAACATGCCCGCTTTGACCTGCTGGACAGGATCGAAAAGAAAATAGCCGACATGATGCAGTCCGGCGTTCAGGAATTCCAGGTTCTAACTGCGCTTGGTCTCATGTCGCTAGAGGATATAAAGGTCCTGGCCTATCAGCAGCTGATAGCTGTATGGCAGGTTCTTTCGACCTATGAACCAGAACCGCCAGCAGCGCAATCTGAACAGCCGGAACCTGACGCCGATGAACAGCAGCGCCTTGAAATTCTGGAAAAGCTGAAAGCGCTGATTAGGTCGAACAAATTGACCAATGGCATCATACTTGAAAAAACCGGCACGCCGCCGTCTGTCATGGAGACCGCCGGCCTTTCAGACCTTTTGACATTCTATAAAAAGCTGTCAGCACATGTGAACGGGATGGATAAAACATGAATGACGAAATCCTGAATATCATCAAAACAACGGTCGATACTTTGGCTAAGCGCGATCCTGCGGCGACATTTAGTGCGATCGTTGCCATCGCTGCTGATCAAGTCATGAATTGTCCCGACCCCGTCAGTGCAAGGGCGATCCTTATTACGGGAATCGACGGCATGATGAATCTTAAAGACTTTCGCGGTATGCATCCAGACGATGTGAATAAAGAAATGAATCGACGTCTTAGGGAGTTTAAGAGAGAGGGGGGAAAAGAATCCCCCCTATGAAAGCGGATTGACTCTCTCTCATTGCTTTTGTCTTAGCCTGACCAGCTGGTATAGGAACTCGAGCTTGTCAGTCGTATCATGCAGGTGCCCCAGGACCTTCAGCTTGAATGATTCATAGCCGTTGGTCAGGTCCTCAAGCTGGTCAGTCGACATGCTGTCCAGCAAGGAAAACTGGGAATCGAGGATTTTTTTATCTGTCTCAAATCCAGCCATTGATTTTAACCAGTTCTGAAATGTCTTCAAAAGACCGTACAACATAATAAGATCCCCCAGAGCGTCGGAATTTTTCCGCGAAGGTCATTTGACTCTGAAGGATCTTTCCCTTTGGTGCTTTGACTTCGATCGCAATTGAATGGCCATCGATGACGCCGAGGATATCGGCTACACCGTTTGGTCGGTAACGGTTTTGCCTTTTGCGACCTTTGATGCCGATGCTATCGTTTTGCCAAAACATCCCATCGGTATTCGCATTCAGATACTCGATGATCTGATTCTGCAAATACTTTTCGGAAACGAATTCTTTCAGAGCCAGAGCTTCAGGCTTGTCGAGTAGAACCGCCTTTGTCCCCATTGCATCCCTGTCCCTTCATATTCCAACCTTGGGCGAATCATCCATGAAAAACCTAAAGACCGACGAGTAATTTCAGGATTCAGCGAAGTTTTTATCTGATCCTGCTCAAAATAAAGGTCAAGGCCGCGCACCGGGTAGAATCCAAACCTCCCGTAGTCGGTTAAGATTCCTTTACTCTGATCGATATCCTGCTGCAGAAAGATATATGCATGGCCCTTGGATATCCTTGTTGAGTAACCGATAAGAGTTTGGACCCCATCCTGGACCCGGGTATGCAGGCCGAATTCAAACTTCTCGATTCGTTTCAGCTTCAGATCCAAGAGATACTCAGGCTTATCGTCCGCTTCGTTCTTTGGGAAATTGTCGGGGCCTTTCACTATCTCGATGTCGGATCGGGTCTGCAGCGCTTTGAGCTCAAACCAGCGATTGAGCCAAGTGACCTGGGTTATGAATTTTTCCTGTCCCCGTCCGAATCCTTGGGCTTTTTTAATCGAAAGATCATGATTATTGAGCCCAATGCCAACCACAGGCATCCAATAACCGAGCTTGAAATCCACGCTATGAGTGTCAATATCGACATGATAATTCACTCCGTAGTTTCGCGTCTGATATTCTCGGTCTCTCCCAAAATATCCAGCACTGCCAAACAAACTAAGGCCATCATGTCTAAGAGCCAATTGACCCACTGTATACATGTGGAATTGATCGCTTTCGCCCGTCCCTGCATCCTGTATCCTCATTGATCTGTAATCGATCCCAAGGTCCAGAAAGTCAGCTTCACCGAGGCCAAAGAATTCCCGCGCTTCTCCCTCGCGCGCGAACGATGCCATGAACTCCTCGGTCATGGCCCGTCCATAGTTATTCAAGACATCCCCGCCATCCCCAGTGAGGTGGCACGTTGCGCAATTTGAATAGCCATGGACGATAGTCTGAGGATAACAGAACGCTCTATCACTTATCAATAGTGCCAGAGACGCTAAGAGAATCACCGATAAGAATGTCTTTATAACTGACTTCAGCAATGCCAAATTCCTTCCGATTGATTTCGAATTTGAACCCGTAGCCGATGCTGGACTTTTCTGCCACGCCCTTGATTTCTTTTTCATTGCCATGAAGGCTCAGCTTTCCTGTGAACGGGCCGCCGGCTTCCGGCATAGGGTCAAGCTTGAGGATGGCCTTTGGGAATGACTTTGTTTCCAGATATTTTTCGTGCATATGCTGATTGCGAACGCCGCCGTCAAGTTTCGTTGTGTCGACGGTGAATTCCCCAGTGACCTTGCCGCCTTCGATCTTTGGCTTCCCCTCGATGATGCAGCCAGCAACGCTGAAATCGAGCGTCCCTTTCACGGCGTGACCTGTGATTTCGCATTTGCCTGCAGCCATGACAAAACCGCTTGCCAATAACATTGCGATGGAAATCAATGTGAAAACCTGTTTAAACATGCTTAGTCCCTGAATTGAGATAGGTTGATTTCCGGCTATTTGAGCATAGGAGCTATGAACATGGAAAGCAAAAAAGAGCCCGGGCCAATCCTTGATATGAATTTTCTGAAGAAAAAGCTGGTCGATAGGATACTTCCCAGTATCATCGTGCCAGCTTCTAAAAAACTCATCAGGGACTAGGTTTTCGCCTTCTTATAAAGGCTTACCCAGAGCACCTTCTGGCCCTGACGAGTGTCGATGTGAAAATGCTTGGGATATATCCCAACCGAAAACCCAAGTGCGCACGCTGCAGATATGAATTGAAACCTTATCGCGCCGTCCCATCGAGTATGATCGACGTCGACTGCTATCCCTTCCATGTGCTTTGAACCGCTGGATCCCTGCATCCTGGCGTTATACTCGGCTGTCCTATACCCACCCCCTGGTGCAATCAGAAACGGGACGCCTACGACGGTCCTGAGCTTTTGCAGTTTATAAATAAACTCCGCACTCATTTTTGCCATATTCGTGTCGGGCGACCAGAACTCGTCTTCAAAGAAATCAGCGCTTAGCTTTTTTCTGTTCATATGCTTTCAGAACCCCCCGTAGCTGTTCATGCTCGGCCTTGAGGCTGGCATGCTCGACCTGCAAATCAAAAAACTTTTGCCGGTATTCGGACAAATCGCTTTTCATTTTTTCCAAGTCCGCTTTCAGTTCATCGAGCTGTTCATTAAGATGAACTAAGATCTTGTCCTTCTCCTGATGCTGAAGCTCCATTTTTTTTAGCGCGTAGTAAGGCAGTCTTTTCAATCCATAGAGCAGGACCAAAACCCCGAGTGTCAAGGGACTGAAGTCTTTCAAATGCTGGAGTAACTCAGCGTCCATCTTGCCTCCATCGCGAAAAAAATTGTGTAATAAAAAAGGACGCTGCATGATCCATGCCGCGCCCTTCGCCTTTTTCTATACTTCCAGGAGTTATGAAAACAAAGCTCGATGTCCCTACACTCTCGCACAGAAAAGCATATTACGTTGGTTCCGATATCGCTTCAAAAAAATCACTTTGGCGCTGGTCGAAATAGTTTTTGTCGATAACGCAGATCAGTTTCCCATCCATGTGGAAAAGGAAATGACCGCCGCGGGATTGGACCGAATCAAATTCAAGGTCGACCTTTCGGCGCTTTGGAACACGCGCTGAAATGTGATCGTTATAATCGTGATATGCGCTCACTTCATTCGATCCTTAAAAAAAACCAAGGAACTTCGTTTTGTCCCCCGCACTCATTTGAGAGGCATATGGTGGGGGCATCGTGGAATTCTGCACGCGCGACTTTGCCGAGGACGCTATCAGCGCCTGCTCGGTTTTGGTGAAGGCCGCCGTTGCATGACAATCGTTACAGTAATTTTTCATTATCGACTGAGCATCAGCGAAGCTGGTTTTCCCGCCTGGCTGAGGCGTGGGCGTCGGAGTTGGTCCGGGAATAGGCTGTTGCGCCTGCTGCTGCGGTGCAGGACCCCCGCAGGAAACGATCAGAAAAACGATTGCCAGCAGAAATTTCATCGTCTCCACTCCTATCGATTAATCCAATTGGCCTGCATCACGGAAAAGTCTCAGCTCATCGGCAAGCGTTCTAAAGCCCCGGCTGAAATCACTGATCGCCACAACCCCGCCCGGTTCAAGCAGGGCCCCGAATAGGACCTTACTCAGATTAGTCCCGGCCAGGCGTATGCGGAATTCATCGGGTTCCAGGAAAACCTTGCCTGCGACCTTATCCAAAGTGAGCTCGCCCCGGAGCGGTTGAATCAGTTCAGTTACAACCGGATCTTCGGCAAACGTGCTCACGCCAATGCGTTTAAGAGCGTCGGTATGCTCGCGGTTGGCCACGGCACGCTTGGCCTGAAACTTATCCGCGCGATAGAAAGTGTCAGCCAATGCCTTTTCGGCTGCATTAAAATTCCCATTGTTTTGGACGATTGAGAAAACCTCATCTCTGAAAAAGATCCCCGATTCCTGATGATGGCAGTTTGAGCATGCTCCGAGGGTGATATCTGGCGGCAGGCCCTTGCCCGCCTGCTCGATATCGATGACGACGTTCGTGGGCGCGATAACTTCCGCTGTTCCCCCGGCATTTGACAATCGATAGCCTGTCATCAGTCCGTTTGGCAGACTAAAGATCCATTCGCTTGCGACAAAATTGAATACCTTGTTAGTCGCGAACCCGGGAATCAGGGCCATGTTTTTGAAAAACGGGTTTTGCTGGATGGAATCGTTTTTAGCCAGGGAAACATCGCCCGTGAACATCAAAAATCCATCGGCCGTGGTATCGAGGATGCATATGAGCCTCGGCTTTCCTAACGCAATTTGCGACTTCCCCCCGGCCGCGCACGCGGGGCTCTCCTCATTGAATTCCTTTTGAAGGTCTATGCCAAGTTTGGCCAAAAACTCGGTGTCGTTCAGCGGCTGCTCGGTCAGATCGTAGTAAAGCTGGTTTCCGATCGAGACCTGGTCGGCCTGCATCACAGTCAGGAAAAAGCTGGACGCGTAAACCATCGGCTGATTGGTGCCTGTCAGAGCTCTCAGCGTACGCCCGCGCACCGAGTTTGAAATGAAGGGGAGGACGTTCGAGCGTTCAAACTTCTGCCATTCCTCATTGGTCATGCCGATATCGTCAAGATTGATGCGGTGCACGCACCCTACGTCCTCATCGATGGTATTGACGTAGGCGATGAGCCGCTCAGTCGAGACCATATTGATCCCTTTGTTGATCCCGGCCAGGACGTTTGAAAGGTCCTTGATGCCCTGATCATAAAGGTCACATGTCAGAAGGTAACGGGTCCGACTACGATCGGTCGCGTTCAGGGTTTTGATGTCGCGATCGGCATACTGTTCAATCTCATCGAAACGCAAAAACCCAGGTTTGCCGGGCTCGACAGGGGGAGCTGGTTCGATAGGCAGTTGGGGGACCGGCACCTCAACCTGAACAGTTTTGTTCACGGGCTGCTGACAGCCGAAGGCCGCAAAAAGACATAGCATGGCTGGAATGCACATAGTCTTCATAAAATAACCCATGACTGAAGTGATTGAATCTTTTGATTATCGGACAATGAGTGAACAAAATGCAAGCAACATTCGCGGGGTGGGATGAGCCGAGGACGGGATAAGTTCCCCGGCTCTTTTGATCATGCGTTTAAACGCTCTTCCTGAAGTTCAGCGGCTCGATTCTGAACCTGATCATCGCGGATTGCTTTGCCAATCCACATGTAAGTCTCTTCGAGTTTGGTCAGGGCCAATGATTTAGATCGCCCGTCCCGAAGATTGTCATCGATGAGATTTTCGAGATTCGAGCAAATGTCCTTTGCGGCATTCTGGATGACCTGCGCAGTTTCATCATAGCGAACGTAATCGAATCGACTCATTTCTTTTTCTTTCCTTTCTTTTTTTCCTCACGCGTCGGGTATTCCGAATCAGCGGGTTTTTCTTTCGGTGGTTTTTTCCAGTCTTTTGGCTTTTTGTCGTTCATAATTTTTCCCCCTCCCGAGGGCGAAAGGATTTTAAGCCCAGCTTGGTTTGCTATCGAGTTCAATATCGCCGGAGAGTCCATATCTATCCGTGCCTGCTGAAGATGCATGAAAAATAATAATCGTAGCTAGACCCGGAGAAACATATCCAGAAGTTCCATTACTAGCATTACTGAAGGGTGCGATAGCTTGATAGTAGTTTGAAATATTCTTAAATGTTACACCGGAGATAGTCCACGTTCCTCCTGTATATGTACCAGTTGTTACGGTTCCAGCTATGTTAAACTTTAAGCGATGGTTGCCATCTTGATCTTGATAGTAAACACCGACCGCCCGCGCAGTAGTCCATCCAGCAACCGTGCTGGTTACAGTCAGCGCTGATTGCCCTTTCCTCGGCGCAACTAATCCGCTTGCAGAAGAATCGGCTTTTGCGTAGGGGAGAGAGGCTTTTTTGGTTTTGCGTACGCGCCAGCGGACGGTGGATACAGAAATAGTAGACCAGTCAGTCCCCGCAGCGCCAAAGGTGGCATTTGTATTAAATGGATAGCGACCAAATACAATATCGACTTGGGTGCTGCTGCCCGTGACGCGCTGAAGTCCTATGCCTTGATTCGCAGTTCCGTAATAGGTTAGCGCGCCTATACCCAAGTTGTTGATTGTATTGTTCACAGCAAGCCATGGGCCGCCAGTGTCACTTTGCAGTTCGACTACAATTTCATCGTCAGACTGAATTGGATACTGAAACTCAACCCGCTTGTTAAAGCTGGATGCTGCTGATCCATTAGGGATCTGCGTTCCAAGCGTGCTTCCCTTAACAAAACTGGTGGTATCTGTGGTTACCGTAGTCGATGAGTTACTGACAAACTCCTCAGCCGGTGCCGGACCTGTGCTGACTGAGCCGGCCCACTCGGCAATGGGGACGGCGACTTTAATTCCGATATGGTGTCCGCTTACTATCGCGTTACCGAATATCGGAGTGGTTCCGCCCGATGGTAAGAGGAAAAACGCATTACCAGTTACATAAATAGCTCTACTAACAAAGTCTGTTCCATTAAACTGAGTGGCGGTTCCAGGGGTGCCTGCTCCTGCGCCACTGCTGGCCGCTCTTGTGTCGATGGTATAGCCAGATGGAATACCAACAGAAAACGCAGCCGCTGAGCCAGTGCCGGTGAAAACTGCATAAGTTTCTACTTCCATCGTGCTTCCGACCTGTCGCCAGCGACCGTTGTTAGTGCTGGTCGTTCCTCCGTTTGTCAGTGTCGGTGTGTAGCTCTGCCAGTTGCCAATCGACGGAACTACACTCGAATCACCCGGCCCTATCCGCACATTCGTGAGGGAGATGTATTTCGTTCCGCTCACGCGAGTGATTCGAAGTTCATAATAACTCTCATCAGCGGCGTCGAACGAAACAGCCGCGCCAGCGCCGTAGTAACCGTTTGACGCTGGAATGCTGGTGACACTCGAAACGTCAGTGCGTAAAGCCTTGCGGGTATAAGCGCCGCCGTAGTTCGATGCAGAGTTTGTATAGATGTCCAGCTTGAAATCACCAGACAGATAGCCTGATTCAACCAGCTGATACCAGGATACCGGCACCGTGGAATTCTTAAGACCTGTCGGCATAGTCCAGCGGAATCGGGCGTAGTCGGTGCCTGAGACGGCAGTGATTTTGATTGCCGAGTCTATTATCCCAGCCAATGGAAGCTCTGCAGCAGAGACCGTAGTCGCGACGGTAACGCCAGCGCCGGACGATGTCCAGCCGTTCGCATTTGTCGATGATGAGCATGCGTTTACCGCGCCAGTTGGAATCCTGTTGCTGTCGGCAACCCAACGGGAGCCATCCCACATGAACTGTAGGAATTGACCGTTCATCCCACCTACGATGGAGGTATTGACTGCAAGCCCGTCGATCGATTCGCCAGTTGCTGGAGTTATGGTTATCGGATTTGTTGCCCAGGATCTTGCGTCGTCTGAAAATCTGATAACAGCGCCTGCAACTCCAGCGGGAAGCGTAGCCGTGAAGGATCCAGCACTTGTGTTACATAGGTAATGTTTCCCAGCGACGGCCGTGAACCCGGTCGATTGAAGCTCAGTTGCCAGACCACCACCACCGCCGCCGATCATTCGCCAGCGCGTTCCGCCAATGTCATAAATGAACATAACCGCTTGGCCGACAGAAAGCCGGAAGTCCTGCCCGGTGCCGGTTACGATACGGTTTGCAGCAGTCGCGCCCGCCGACTCATTGACGATCGTAATTTCCCCGCTGGCCTTGGCATTGACCAGGGTTATGACTTTTTGAACCGTTGGGATGATCGATCTGATACTGGATAGGGATGCATTGGAAAAGCGAATCACCTGGGCTACCGTGTTTGGCGTGATGTCCTGGTTTGATCCCGTCGTTGTCGTGTCGGTCTGCGTTTCAAACGAAGTTTTGTCATTCTGCCAGGCCGTTCCGTTATGCTCACGGATAAGCTTTTCAGTCGTGTTCCAATAGATATCACCAGCTGCACCTGCGCCGTGATCGACTTCGAATGCCGCGTCGTTCGCATAGGACTCGAATGATGAGGACGTGAATTCATTCATCGTTGGATTCCCAACGGCCGCGCCATCGATGTTCGATAGGTTCCTAGTTTTCGTTGACATAGAAGTACCTCCCCTGGACAGTGCGCCCTTGGTTTTTGTTATCAATGCTGATGATCATGATTTTGTTTTTGAATAGGTCATGGTCGATGTAAACCATGTCCCCCAGCTCAATCGTGACGTCGTCGTCAAATAGATCGAAGGTGACGATCGTCTGCGGAGCTCCATATAATTCTGTCATTTCCGCCCAGCGATCGGTGACGTTGGTCGGGATTTCATTCAGGACGTGATTCACTTCCAGCGTCTTTTGCGAAGCGAACAGGTCCTTATTTGGAGCCTGAAGGTTCTTATAGAGGGAGTATTTATAGATGTCCGACCTTGCATACTTGGGACGGAACTGGACGTTGGCCGCCTGATTCCGATACTCGCTTGAGACGGACAGCCGCGCTATCTGGGTTTCGTCCAGAGTCTGCGTTGCTGCCTCTGTTGGATCAATCTTTTTGATGATTGGCTCATCGTTGTCTGACGGGAAAATGAGAGCAGTCATCAGGCTCTGGTTCATTTCAGCTATGAGAGTGCCAAGGGTCGGCATGTCGTTTCCAGACCCGACCTGTTGAATCGTTTCAACGGTGCTGAATTCGGCCGATAGACTTGCGAAAGACGCCGCATCGACCGTAAAGCCATGCTGCTCAAGTATCCATTGCATGAGCTCAAAGTTATCGACCGCGCCTGTTATCCCAGTGAATACGACATAAACTTCATTGGTATAAAGGTCAACGCCAGTGAAATTGGCCGTGATCCAGCGATTGTTTCCGGGAGTAAACGACCCCGACGATACCGCGGGAAGGGTCCAAGTGGAGTCTGGAATATTGGTTGAGAACCAGTGTTCGGTCGATGAATGGGTCAAAATATCGTCATAGGTTCCAAAGGACGCGTCCTCCAGACCCAGATATAGAAATGCCGTTGGGGACGTTTGTTTTCTCCATAGTCGACTGATGTTCGTCAATACCGGGGCAACGTTCCTTTTTATGATGAAAATCTCGCCCTGGATCGATGTGCTATAGAGTGTGGCATTGTTTGATTGCTGACTTCGGCTATAAGGCCGTTGCGTTCCAATGCCAAGGCTCTGTGTCGATGGAGATGACACGAGGGATTGGAAAGATGGCATTCTGCCTATGATGCCAGTTGTCGATGATGTCGGTATAACTTTGACGATGAATGAATTGGCTTCGATATTTTTCTGGGTGAATTTAGTCGCTCCCCCCGTCGCAGGGACCGCAGGGTTGGTAGGTCCAATATCGATTTCGGTGTATCCGGTCTGATCATAAGGGAACTCAGGACCGAACAGCATGGGAATGACAGCGCCCTCGAACTGTTGGGGGACGTTGGCCCCATTGTAATAGGCCGTGTTCGTGCTGCGATCGATTCGGTTCAGGTATGCAGGATCTCCGAAATGGCATTCAGAGTCGAATATCGTGACGCGCTTTTGAATATTGATCGTGATCAGATAGTCGGAAATCGTATGCTTGGTTGCCACGCCTTTAAAAACGATCTGGCCATCGCGATAAATCCGGACAATCGTGTTTGGCATGATCAGCTGCTGCTGAGCCAGTTGGATCCAATCATCATCGAGTTGGATCACGACGGCACCAACGTTGATTTCGGTGAGGCCCGATTCGAAGGACTTGAGTGAGGTGCTGAAATTGATGAAATTTCGAAGGCGGTTTTCCCAGAAGACTGGATCTGAACCTGAGTCAGTTGGATCGGATGGCAGATTTTGGCTCGGCGCGTCGTATAAGAGATAGAGCGGGAATTCCACGAGGACCGTTCCGACCGTGTAAGACGGAATGGAAAGGCTTCCCCCTGTCCAACTGAAAGGCGTGCTGATCCCGTTTACATAAACCGTCATCACTTCGAAAGACCAGCTGGCCGTGGTTCCGGTAATGATGGATGTGATATCTGCCAAAGGCGCGAGGGTGACCTGCTGCATTCAAATCGCTCCGTAAAGTTCAATGGCCATCGGAGCCGAACTTGCTGCACCTGGGTTTTCGTTATAGGCCATGGTTACAGGCCAATCCAAAACGCCGCCTATGAAGACCGTGTCAGCGGTATATGCATAATTTTCCAGTTCGAGCTCGAAACGCGTGTCGGTTCCAGCATTGAGGTTGAACCGCGGCTCAAAGGTGAATCGAACCCAGCCATAAAAGTTATTAGTCGATGGGTAAAGGTCCTCAATCGTCCCCACCACAACGTCCTCGCTCGTGCCTTCCAGGATTCCTGCGACGTAGGCATTGACTCGCATCCTGACCAGGGGCTGAAGGCCGCGCTTGAATATCTGAAGGCCGAATATCTCAAGCTGCTGGTCAGTGTCAGGATCAACCGGGCCGAGGTCGATGAGATTGTCCCCGCCAGTGCATATGACAACGGCAAGATCGTCTGGATATTGGTTGAAAGCCATACTAGACAACCTCCCGCAGTTGAAAGGCTACGTTGAATTTGTTTTGGTATGCATGGGTGAACTGGGGAAGCGAATCGAAATAGCAGAGCGTCGTGCCGAATTCCCATTCGAACGCTATTTGGAGCGGATCGAGGATGAATATGAACGGCGTCGAGAGTCCGAGGGTCTCGGTGGACGACTGAATCTTGCGGCGATCATCAGTGTTAAGGTAGCTGAAGCCCATAGCACTGAATAGAGCGTATTGATTTTTTCGAACAGTGTAGACAACTCCGGAGTCACTGCTTGCCCTCCTCGTAAGATCAACCCAGCTGAATTCAAACTGCTGCTTGGCATTGAACTGAAAGTCTATATGATCGCCCAAAAAGATGGCACTGATTTCGATGTCGTCTGGGTTTAAAAGATCCTCGATCGTTATCTGCCAGTAGCGGTATTGCATGCCGGTTGGGTTATCATCGTCAGTCAGATCTGCAAACACACCCTTATCAGTCACCGTTGCAGTCGTTGTAAACGGTTCCCCGCCAGTGAAAAGGTTGATCATATTGGCTTTGATCGTGATGACAGCCTGATCTGAAATCCTGAGATATTTATCGATTTCCCCAAATATCGCAAAAAAGCTGCACTGCTTATTGGCGAGCAGGTCAATTTCGATGACGAAATCTTTGTCGTCAGGCTTCCAGACGCGGCCACGTTGCCGAAAGTTCAATGCATTGGTAAACGGGAACGACGCATGCTCAGGAGCCACAACCGTGGCTGAATCAAGATGATTATTGTCGGCTATTCGAGCATTCCGTCGCAGTTTTAGATTCGACATTCACTATGCTCCGAGAGGTGCGCGTGTTTTTATTATCCGATCAAAATTCTGACTTCGTCCGCCTGGCCCTATGGATGCCGGATTGAATCCGCCCTGAGATTGTGGACTATTCTGGGCAATCTCTGTGATGATCGGTTCAATGGTTTTGGTATCGAATGATGGAATGCTGCTCGATTGCATGCTTCCGATCTGATCAAGCTTGGCGATGATCGTAGTCAGTTTTTCAATGACAGCGCCAAACGTCACTGACTCCAGGATCCTCGCTTGAATGTCATTGCTTTGACGCATGAGGATGACCTGATCGTTCGCAATTGCGCCTTGGACAAAGCTGGCTTCAAGATCTGCAAAATTCTTTTTGGGGACTATGACTTCCCCTGGAGTCAAGAGCGCCGGAACCGTGTCTTTGTTTCCTACTCCGGGAACCATACCGCCTTCAGCGAACGCGGGAAGTTTGGTAGCCTGGATCGCGCGCACGTTTTCAAGACCAGCCGCCGTTGCTGCCGCCGCCGCTGCTATACCCAGTCCAACACCGACAACTGGAATACCGGCCAGGGATTTATACGCTTCAATGGCACTGACGGGAATTGCCACCAGCGCCTGCGCAATGGACGCCGCCTTGCCAATTTCAAAGGCTTCCCTATTTCTAGATTTCATCAGACTGGACAAAGCAGCAAGTCCCGTCTGCGCCGTAGTCACCCGTTGGGCATATGTCTGCTCATCGAATTTCTTTTGAGCATTCTGTGTCGCAATTTCAAGGTTGAACTGCTCGGCCTGGGCTTTTTTCGAAATGGCAAGGCGATCTGTTTCCGCTTTCTTTTCGGCCGCAATCTTTTTATTTAGGGTGTCCTGCCTTTGCAACAGTTCAGAACTTTCGAATTCCTTTAGGAGTATGAGGCGATCGGATTCAATCTTGAGGCGTTCGCTGGTCAGGACGGCTTCCCGTTCCTGAAGGGCCGTGACCTTTTCTGCGTCGTTGGCGCCTTGCTGCTCTTTTAGGATCGCATTTCTGACAGCCGCTTCCTGAAAAGCTATCTCAGTTATCCGCTTTTCTTTTTCCTCGACCTTTTTGACTTCGGTCTCAATCGCCTTATCACGTTCGGCCTGCTCAATCTTTTGCTGTTCGGCAAGCTTGCCCGCAGCGGCATCGGCCTTTTTCTGGTCGATTGCCTTTTGTTCAGCGTCGTCGGCCTTTTTCTGCTCGGCTGCTATTTCATTGTTTCGTTCGACGCTGAGGGAAACCAGTTCCTTGTTCAGTTCTTTGTATTTTTGCAGGATCTCAGTGCGCTCGATATTGAGCCTGATCGTTGAGAACCCGCCAGCGTTGTTGCGTTTGATGTCCTCTTCGACATCATTCAGGGTGCCACGAAGTTCCTCAAGCTGGTCCTTTAGTTCCGCGACCCGTTTCGATTTCTGGCCGCCTTGTTCCAATTCCCTTTGGGCTGCTGAATACGCAGTGAGGGCATTGACGCCTTCAGTTACAACCGAAATCCAATCGGAAAAGATCCCTTTTTGCCTGCCACCAATCTCAGCGCCGAGTGCCGTGAAGGCATCCTTGAGTGTGGACAGCTGGCCAGATACCGTTTTCCCGAGCCTTTCCGTAGCGCCAAAGAACTGACCACCTGCCGAAGTCATCTTTTCGAATGCGGATGCGACAGCGTCAGCCGTGATCGCTCCATCAGATATCAATCCCCGAATGGAGGTGCTCGCCACGCCGAGGGATTTGGCAATCTCAGGCCCGATGTTAACGCCGCGTTCGATCAGCTGGTTGAATCGCTCGCCTGTCAGCTTCCCCTCGGCCTGGATCTGGCCAAAGATCGTCGCCAATTCCCCGATCGGCTTGCCCGTTGCGGCGGCTACCTCGCCCAATTGCCGAAGCTGCTCGAGCGATTGCTTGCTCGATGATCCAAAGGCCAAAAGTGTCCGGTTGGCGTCGGCCAGTTCGGTCAATTCGAATGGGGATGTTGCGGCGAATGCCTGAAGCTTCTCAAGCTGCAGCTGCGCGCCTTTGGTTGAACCCGTGAACGCAATGAATTGCGTCGTGAGGTCCTCCATCTGGCGCGTGGAATCCAGGACAAAACTGAAAGTGCCTTTCAAAGCAGCAAGGGAACCAAGTGCAGCAGCGACTTTTCCAAAAGAGCCGGAAAGGCCATCGACGGCCTTTTCAGCTTCCTTGGACTGTTTGATGAGTAGGGTTAAGGGCTGAGCTGGATCGGTCTTTATCGCAATGTTAATTGTCGCATCAGCCATTGGGTAACCTCATCTTATCAACTTCAGCAGACAGATATGAAACCAGGTTGAATTCCTTGGGTGTCAGGTCCCGGAACTCAAGTTCAAAACCGAGCCGGGATGCACCGCGTATTGCTTCCAGTAGACCCACTGCGAGGATCACGTCCTCAAGCTGATCAAGGTCAACGTCGCGCAAATAAGGAGCCTTCGCCGCGATATTGACCGCGACCAGCCTCAGGGCTTTTTTGTCGATTCACCTAACTTACCGCCCGCGATATCCCACGCCAGAGTGATAAATGCATCGATGTTATCCCGATCGTTCAAGAGCTCATCGATCGAATCGACGATGCCTTGAACCTCGATGATAAAGCCCTTGATATGTTCAATCGCCTTGGATGTTCTCAGCCAAACGTCTGACTGACACTCAGGGGAATGCCAGCCTGATTGTCCGAGAAAACGCAGCTGCTCGATTACGTTCGGCAATCGATACTTGATGCAGCCGCCATTTGCCAATTGAACTTCCTTGATGGACTGACTCATGAAACCTCACAAAAAGTTAATATAGATGTCTTCCATGTCTGGACCGACGAATGCCGTGCCTTCCATATTCACAACCAGATAGCCGTCCTGGTCTGCAATGGTGTTGGCCGTAATGCTGAGCGTTGGCAGATAGACAGACACGATCGTGCCTGGAACCCAGTTCCCGCCGATCTTTTTGCCGTGGACGAAATGAAGCTGCATTTCGACGTTGTTCAGGAGGTTGTAAAATTGCTGGACGTTGTGTTTTTGGAATTTCAGCGTAGCCGATACCCTGACTTCCCGCGACAGGATCACAGACTCGTCAATCCCGGTCACGGCGCACCAGTTGGGGACATCGGTCTTTGGCGTGGCAATCGAAATACTGAGCGCCTGGCCGCCGAAGCAGAGGTAATCAGAGAAAGTTCCGAGCTCAAGCATGTTGTCGCGAACAACCTGCGGGGCTTGACTGTCGTAGGACGGAGTTACGCCGGGATCCCAGCTGAGCTCAGTGTCTGAGGTATAGGTGAGAGACGCCGTGTCATCGGTATTCGCGAAGCCGAGCTTGGTTTTGGCGGAGTTGGCGGTGTTCGTTCCCGATTGCCAGAGAAGGGAGAGGACTGTGCCATCGGATGTGATCGTGAACTTTCCAGTCGAGTTGTTCCATGCGCAGCTGATGATATCAGCGCCGGACGATGCCGAAGCACCGGTCATCTTGGATGCAATCTCGGCGGCGAGGTCTATCGGTGTCGCGTATGTCTTGACTTCCAGCTGAGCAGCGACCGTGCCAGCCGAATCAGTGAAATCGATATAGCGAGAGCTGCTAGTAATCTCAACCGGATCGACAAAATATTGAACCCCCCCGAATTCAAAGGTCACGGCCGCCAGTTCATTGGCCGTGAATTCGATGTTCATGCTCGAGGTCCGACATCCTGCGATCATTTGATGGACGGCGCTGTTAGTCTGGGCCTGCCACATGTGAGCGGTAAAAGTCGGCTGCGTTGTGGAAGGCAGATAGAGCACCGACTTCCCAAGGTTCACGGCCGCAGCAGGTGCAGTGCCGAGATTGAATGCAAGGGGGAGGTTGGTCGATGTGATGCCGTCAAAGATCGGGCGCACGGCGTAGTTATTCACAGCGTCCTTTATCAGGACCGCCTGGCCTTTTTGAAAGTTGGCCTCGATGCCTGCCACGACTTTGATGTTCCCGCGTACGCTCGTGGTTCCTGCCGTGGAACCCGCATCAGTCGCGTATTCAGTCGAGTTGACGTCGACTTCACCAAGGCAGGATTCGATCAGGATTCCGTAGTCAGGTGCCACGCCCTCGGTGCCGGATGGCTTGAAATATTTGGGAATGGAACCGGTTGGAGCCTGGGATGTGACGAATGCCTGGGAAGCACCGATCGAGTTTCGGAGCTCATCCGATGTCACGGTATTGACGGCACCGGTGAATGATGCACCTTCACGGACAACAGTGAAATCATTGCCCGTAGCCGCGACGGGAGTGCCTTCTGTGACTTCCTCAACGAAGGCGACGATGCTGGAACGCGTTGCAAAAGCCATCAGGCTGTCTCCTCAAAATAATCGACTGTGATTGTCATGCTGACGATAATAAACTGCTTCGAATCATCGATCAAATACTCGACACCGTTGTCGAACGAATATCTGGAACTGACGTCCATCCCTGTCAGGGTCGGGTCTTTCTCGACTGCAGATATGAATGCGAACTGATCGTCGACAAGGCTATCCTCAAGTTGTTCGCGATAGTCCGCGTCCATATTTGGCATATAGATGTTGACCATCACGATTTGAAACTGCCGCCGTATCCGCATTTGGCCGAGGTTGCACCATTCGTTAGTGAGGTTTTCCGCGGACGAATAGCCGATCGAATATCCCTTTTGGAAAAGGGGATTCGCATTGTCGGATGTCTCATAGCTATCGGCCAGCTTCACATAGGCAGGCAAAACTGCGAGCATGATGGCATTCAGGCGGTCCCTGATGTCGGCAACAGCTGTCATCGCGTGGCCCTCGATGTCGTGTTCATCGAGACCTCGTGGCGGTCCTTACGCGCGTTGGCGTTGGTATCGACCTGGAAGCGGTCAAGGTTCATCGCCTCGGAATAGGCCGACAGCGCTGCTTTGATTTCCTCTGAGTAGTTCTTAACCCCAAGGCCACTATAGATGACGTGCGCTGTTTTATGGACAGCCGCGGACCGGAGCGTGGCGATATCGAGGATCTGTTGGTTCGTCAAAAGGATATTCCGCTGCACCAATTCCTTCCCGATATAGCAGGCCGCGGTCAGGTGTTGGTCTGCCCAATCGGTCTTTCCTGCCTTCCATCCAGTGAGGATGGCCGGGGCTTTCAGCATTGGGTATTCCTGATAGAGCTCATCATCCGATGAAAACCGCTGACCGATATAGTCGATGGACATACTGGTGGACGCGGCGAAGCTGATCCGAAGCCAGTAGGCACCATAGACCGTGGGCCCACCCGAAAGGGCCGTGATATCCCGCGATGAGTCAGTGACCAGTCCCCAGTTTTTATCAAAGTTAGGTGTCCACTGGAGGACGCCGGACTGCTGCATGCCGTTGGTATAGTCGATCTGGTCGACAACCTGACTCCACTCATTCGGTGCATTCAAAATCTCAATGATCGGCGTTCTTTCAAGGATCGACGCCGTGCTCAGCTTGAAATACTTATGGTTGAATGGCAGAAAACAACCGATGTAAAGATAATCGCCCGGTTCCATCGCGACGATAGCCGCCTGCCCGCTGGTCCATTCATTGACCTTTGGCGTCAGATCGGTCCAGGTTGGACCCGATGCCGTGTAAAGGAACACTCTTTGATCAAGGTTTGATTGCATTCAGCGGTATTCCTCTGTCTCAAATGAAATTTGGTATGGGATGGCAGACAGCAAGGTGTGATCGCGGATATAGAGCCTGACTGTGGTCGCGTCCGAGCCGTCGTCCAGGTCGGCGGTCTGCATGACACACGGCTCAAACTCCCATGCTCCGTTGGTTCCGATGAAGCTCAGATCGAAGTTTTGGACCAATTTGAGGTCAGTGCTGGCCGGTCCCAACGTGATATAAAGGCGGCCGGTCGGTGCGCCCTTGCAGGCGATCCTGATTTTATGGATCGTCGTTTTATACGGCCAGGTGAAGTCGACCCGGAGCGTTGTCGCAGTCGCCGCCAATACAACAGCCAGGACGTTATTCAAGAGGGTCGTCGTGCATGTGACGATAGCAGCGCCATTGACGTCCAGCATTTGCGCACTGCCGGCCGTCGCTGTCGTCAATTGAACGCTGATATTTTGGTATCGTTTTACAGTTGCCATTTATGTCCTAAACATCTTTCCGGCCAGCGTAATTCCCATCGCAGTCAGTCCTGTCAGGTTGTCTCTGACTGTTACCCGGAACCTGTCATTTGGTTGAAAAATAATCGGCGGGTCATGCCACTGCCTGCCAATCATCACTGTTCTGTTTCCGTTTCCTATTTGGACCGTCTCATCGACGAATACCCGATATAGGTCAAAGTTGTTTTTTATGAGACCTGTCAGGCTATAGGTCTGTCCTGAAAATAGAAAACTCAGGTCAAGGCCATTGGTGAGCGGTGCGAAATCGGCGAATTTGGTTATGAGCTCATTCACGTTCCCTGCCGTTGACAGGATGAAAGAGGACTCGAATATCTGGAAGCGTTCGGTCGCGGTTGTCGGCGCAAAATCGAAGTTTTGCGGCGTGACGGATCCATTGACGGCCATATTGCTGACCGCGCCGTTCAAGAGATTCGCTCTGAAGGGGAATACCGTGGCCATGGTTTACACCTCTTTCAAAAGGACCGTAGCCCTTTGATAAGCAATGCCCGACGTGGCTTCAGTCAGATTGTCCCGGATTCTAATGATAAGACTGTTGCCGGTCTGCATGAGAATCGGGTCTTTCAGGATGACTGACACAATGATCAGGTCTTCTGTCGCGTTGGCTTTCAGGGCAATCGTCTGAAAGGCTCCCGATGTCGACGGATGAGCGAATTGAACCATCCGCGTGATCGTGAAAAAGATGGTTTCAACTGCCCCGACCTTTCGGATGATCTGGATGCCGTTGGTCAGGCCGCCTGAAAGGGTCCCATAGTCCAGGACAGAGCCCATATTCCTTGCCACGATGACCATATCAAAGGAATGGATCAGGCTTCGGGTTGTGGCCGTAGTCGTGAAGTCGACCGGCACCGCAAGCGTCCCATTGACATTCTGATCGGCGCTGGCACCGTTCAAAAGATATCGCAGAAAGTGGTTATACGTCTCATGCGGAACAACCGAGTAATCGGCATTCATGACGGGATTGGTGATCTGGGTAACAGCCTGGACGGTCTGCACGGTCGTGACGTGAGTTACCTCGTCCACCAGATCCAGGTTTGTTACGTGTGTGACTTCATCGATGGAATTGATGTTGTCCACAACGTCAATCAGGTCAACGTTTGTAACGTGTGCGATTTCACTCACAAGGTCGAGCGAGTCGATATTCGTGACGTGAGCCAACTCATCGATGAGGTCAACCGATTCCAGATTCTCGATATTGGTGACCAGATCAACCGTGCTGACGGCAATTTTACCGTCATGCTGCACGCGAACAGTGGAGGAAACATTGTCTCCCCCTGGCAAATATTTCCCGCGCTCTAGGTCAGTCAGGCCTTGCTTTGTCGGCATTTCGCATCACCCTCAGGGTGTGGAAAAACATGGGTCGACGCAAACATTTCACGTCGCCCATCCATTCTGAGTCATCGAGAATTTCAATTCGGTATCGGCTGTCCGCATACTATTACGATTGCGGCTGCTGATCATTAACAACCTGGCCCGGCTCTGATTTTTTATTGCCGGATTTTCTTTCCTGCCGTGAAACGTTGAGGATAACGAAGGGGAAACCCCCGTTCTTCAGCCCAAATTGCACGACGTTTGCTGGCACGCGTATTTCAGTGATCATTCTTTTTTTGAGCGTCTCAAATTCGCGTGCTTCAAGGTAAACGAGATTGGAAAAACCGTTGATATCCTCGATTACGTTTGGTTCCATTCATAAAATCCGTTTAAAGGTGATGTGAAAACGCGGCCTTCCCAACTTAACAAAAAGGCCGCGACGGAGATGGGTTTTTAAACCGCAGACAGACAGAAATTACACACCGGTCTGCACTTTGATATGCTTCGCAGCGCCGGAAATACCAAGCTTCGCACCGATCACCCAGTCAACGCTGAGCACGTACGCGAACTCATGCTGCGCGTGCTTATCGGAGACTTTGAACCGTGGTTCGTACTGCGATACCAAGTACAAAAAGTCTGGATGGAAGAACAGGCCGCCCGATGTTGCGCTGATGGATTGGGTATTGTCTTCGTAGACGCGGAATCCATAGCGCGGTAGACCGATCTGGCCGTTGATCACGGGAGCATCAGAGCCAACGAAGTCAGCGCTGGTGAACGTGGTATCCACGAGCAGGTCCGAGTAATACTGGGGCGCAAGCAGAGCATACCAAGGTTTGTTATAACCCCATTTTGCCAAAGCCGCGGTCTCGCGCGCAAGGGCCACGGTCGACGCTGTCATGGTCGCAATGCTTGGGATCGTGGTCGTTGGTGCCACGAGGGAGTAAAGATAGGTGTTCAGCTGGTTGCTGATCGCAGACACCATGGCATTACGGACTTCGGTGGACTTCCCACCCAGAGGATCGATCAAGCTTTGGATTGCCATGAGGTCATGGAAATCATAAGACGCAACCAAACGCTGATCGGCGGTAACCGACACAGAGCTCAAGCTGATCGTCTCAGGTGTGAATGTCCGGCCTACGCCCGCGCCGTCGATAGTCAGACGCTGACCAGTGGGAGCGTTGATCTGGTTGACCTTGACGGTGTCGCCGCCCTCTTTGAGGTCGCCCGTATAGTCACGGTTCACCAGGTTATAGAGGAGGTTTGTCTGACGGAGTTGATCCATAAACAGAGGCGACCAAAAGGTTTGAATCGCACTCGCTACATCATCCAAATCTGAGTTGGCCATAGTGTTCGCCCTTCCCTTCGCGTTTTATCGTTTAGGGAAGGCAAACGATTGACCTTCCCTACTTCCTGCCGAAATTGAAGTTGTGCTTTACCTGGCCCTTGCGAAGTGCTTCCACCTTGTCTTTTGGGGGAAGCTGTTTCCATTCCTCGACAGAAATCTTTGCGCCGGAATCACCCGACTTATCTGATGGGAGGAATTTGCTTGCAGGTGCCACGAGCCGTGGGTGCTCTTTTTGGAAGGTTTCAATCACGCTGGCAACCGAGCTATGGTCGATGCCATTTTCCGTGATTTGAATTTCATCGAGTCGGAGGTGTCCCATATACTGGGGATCGACGCGAATGCCTTTTTCGTTGAGTAAACCCACTGCTGCATTAAGCTTGCGGAAATCGGTCTCATTGCGTTTCAAGGTCTCGTTCTCACCGAGAAGTTTGGCCTTTTCAGCTTTGAGCTGATCGATAAATTCCACATGCTTTTTTTGGTCCAGCATGGCCTGTTCTTCGCGAGCTTTCTGCTCGGTTTCGAACACGGTCAGCCTTTCCTGGGTTTCCCGCAGCGTATCTCGGAGTTTTTTCTCGCTTGTAACCGTACGCTGGTACGTTTCCAAACTTACAAAGTCCGGTTTGTCGCTGCCCTCACCGGCACCGCCTGCGTGTTGGCTTCCCCCACCAGGGGAATTTTGGGAAGGATTGTCTGCCATCTTTATAACGTCCTTTTTTTTCCATTGTCAATATAGCTTCAGCATTTATCTTAAGTTCATCTTTACGTAGGTCGCGGCGTCTTTGATTTCCTTGCCCGAGAGGAACATGAAGCGGCGTCCCTGCTCCTCCTGACCGTCGGCCTTGGTCTGTTCCTTGGCTGACCTAAAACCAATGAACAGCTTATTGGCCGTCGCGTTCTTGATGATCAGGGAATCCAGCATCTTTCCACTGAAGGTGAGATTACTGGACTTGCCGCTTGCAGCTTCCGGGTGTCTTGCTTGTCTGGCCCTCCATTTCGCATATTTATCCGTCACGCGTCGCAGTTTCACGGCGTTTCCGCCTGGGCGTCCAACCCCTTTCCCTTCACCGCGCGTGCGTTGCCGGATTTGTTTGATAACGTATCCCCCCAGCCTTCTCATTTGAGCAGGGGAACTGATCGATTTGATGATTTCTGAGAATGCGGCCTGGACTTTTTCGAGGCCGGTGATCGTCACGCTCATTTTGGAATACTCCGAATATCAATGCTCTCAACCGCTATCTGGGCGATGAGTTCAATTAATTCGTTTTTTCCCCAGCTATTTTTCGTCTTGATCGCAGCCAGGAGTGTCTGAAGAACATAGTGCTGCTCAATCGTCATTGCTCCTCCAGCGCTGGATTCTCAATTAACACCAAACTCTTGCAAGATCGCAGTGCTTGATCAGCCTTGAGCTGAGCGTTGGTTGTGGAATATCGCTGGAACGCACACCTGATGATTTCCTGATGATGATAGATCAGGTCTTCCAGCTGCTCCTCTGTGACTACATAGCGTTCCGGTTTTTCGTCGTCGCTCATTCGGACGCCTCATCCTTCATTTCTTTGATCCTATCGGAAATCATTTTTCTGACTTCCTTGAGGGTCCTCATATCAATGGATGCCGATGTAGCTAATATGAAATTTCCTTCCACTGTCTTACCCCCAAACAGAACCGAATCGGAAACCTTATCAGAGTAATATGCTAATCTTTCGATGAATCCTTCTGCAGTATTCTCAGGCACTTTCCTTCTCAACTTTCTGAATGATCTTTTGCAGATCCTTCTGAAGGATATCCAGGAACGGCCTCGCCTTCCCTGCTATAGGCGACTGCTGGCCGTAGGTTCCTAGGATATTCCCCTCGGCCTTTCGCTCCAATCGAGTTCCCTTTTGATAACCAATCGTGACCTGGCCGCGTGGCGAAAGCGTGGAAAAATAACGCATATTGTCGAGCATGTCATGTGATAGGGATAAGTCCACAGGACCGCCCTCTGACACGCCCTTTCTTTTCGCGTACTCCTCGGTATACTCGCCAGCCTTGCCAGACCAATCACGGCCGTGGACGTTGTAGCCCTTCTTGCTCCGATCGATAATAAACTCCATGACTCGTTCGGCAACGTCCGCCCTCTGTTCAGCGTCGAAATATTCAGGCACTCGCAGCTTGAGTTGGGTCTCCCTGTTCCTGGCCAAAGCCATTCCCCCCCATTGGCTGGATGATTGGTGTCTCAGCGTCGATTTCTTTTATAAGAGCCACGATTTCTTCGTCGGTCATTTCAGGATTGAGGCGTTTCATTGCGCGCTCTTTCGATGTGAAACCAGCGGTGCGCTCCTCATCCAATTGTTTGACCAGTTCCCCGCGCGTCTGCATGGGGGAAGGCGTGGCGAACGTGGTTACCACTCTGGCTTTGGCGCTGAATATGGTTTTGTTCTCGATCACGCCGGCCGCGACCCACTGGGGATGCATTTTAGTCAAAAGGCGTTCCCAGAAATCGGCCTCGAATCTTTTATAAATGCTGATCTGCCATTTCAGTGCTTCGAAGGTATCGGCCTCGTCGATGATCTTGGAGATGCCGGAAGCGAAGCTGTCGGCCCCAAGATCCCCGGCCACGATCGTCGGGCGAACGCTCTTCGATGACAGCCAGAGCGACATCTGGGATGCAGCAAGGTTCAAGACCTCGCTTATGTCCACACTGGGTTTCAGGACGTCAAATGAGGATTTATCTGCAGCCGGGTTGGCGTCAAATTCGATCACAGAGTTTGGTGCCATCTCGGCTTTGACGTTCTTAAGACCGATCGCGACGAACACCGAGAATGCCTGAAACTTCGTTGCGTAGTTCAGGTCAGTCAGGAGCAGGGGGATGAGCAGCGACATATCCAGGTTATCCGTTTGGATTTCCGGCATGACGCAATCCTGACTGGCGTTGGCATAGCTGAAGGGGTTGGTGCCGTAGGGGTTGGTCCCATCCATTTCCTTTTCGTTCATCAGGTCCATCTGAATCTCACCCTGCTGATTGATGATGACGAACTGATATCGGGTATAGACGTAATATATGCTGTCGTAGTTCCCGTCTGCCTTTCTACGCTTTGGCATGCAGACGATGATGATATCGGCCGTGGTTGGATCGGT